AAGTAGTTAACTCTACTAATAAGCAGCGTGAACTTGATCTTAAAGAGCTACAAATTCAATTGGATATGTTCAAAGAAGGTGCTAGTATCACAGCTAAAGCAGAAGATTCTGAGCGTGATAGGGAATCTAAGAAAGCTATTGCGGCTATGGAAGCGTTGCTTGAATTAGCAGATACTGAAGCAAACATTGACAAAGACAAAACTCTTAAAGCAGCAGACATGTTAGGTAAGTTTATCTCTGATACTGATAAAGGATAGTGATGGAATTTTGGGACGAATTAAATTTAAAGTATAAAGAAAAGATAGAGGAAACAAAAAAATCTCTTGCGTATGGAAACGCTTCTAGTTACGATGAGTATCGTCAAGCAGTAGGTCTGATAGAAGGTATTGAGTTTGCACAGGACTTACTAAAACATATAGTTAAACATCGAATATATGAGGAAGAAGATTAATGCAATCCGTACAACTAGAGAAGTCAATTAATAATTCAGACTGGATAAATCCAGATAATAGTTTAATTGATGTAAATGATTTGCCAGGTATTCCTGGTTATCACGTTTTAGTTCAACCAGTAATAGTTAAAGAAAAAACTAAAGGTGGTATTATTATCCCTGAAAAATTACAGGATGATATAGCATACCTTACAACTGTAGGTAAAGTACTAAAGCTAGGTGATCTAGCATATGGGGATGAAGATAAGTTCCCGCTAGGAAAATGGTGTACCACAGGTGACTATGTTTGTTATGGAAAGTTTAGTGGACAAAAACTTGTATACAAAGGTCTTAAACTACTTCTCTTGTTTGATGACCAAATAATTATGAAAGTACAAAGTCCAGAATTACTAGACCCAACTTTTAATCTTTCAAATTAATTTGTGTATTTATATTTAATAATATAAAATATAGTAATGGCGTAGGATAAACCTTAATTCGTTAGGTTCGCCTCTAGCGGTATGTAAAGGAAAAAGAATGAGTGAGAATCAAGAAGAGTGGTCAACCATTGAAGTAGATGGTGTAGAAAAAAAAGAAGCTGTTGAGTTTGAAGTAGAGGGTGGAGAGACTAAAGAAGAACCTGTTCAAGCTGTTGTAGAAAAAAAAGCTGAAGAAGTAGTAGCTGCACAGCCTGAAGAAGCTGAAGACAAAGAACAGCCTGTAAAAGAATTAGAAGGTATTGAGACTAAAGGTGCAGAGAAACGTATCCGCCAGTTAATTCGTCAACGTAAAGAACGTGATGAAAAACTAGAAAAAATGGAAGAGCGTCTTGGCACACTTCAACAACAACTAAATTATAAAGAAGAACAATTATCTACTTCTTTAAAAAGTTCTATAGATAATAGTGAGTCTCAATTAAATAATAATCTAGAAGCTGCTAAGAGTATCTATAAACAAGCTATAGAAAATAGTGACGTAGATGCTCAACTTATAGCACAAGAAAGTATTAGTAAAGCACACGCTGAACTTAGTCAGATAACTAATCAACGTACAGCATTAGAAAATTATACTGCACAGACAGAACAACAACAGGTAAGTCAACCACAACAACAACCTACTAAATATGATCCGAAAGCTGTTGATTGGGCAGCTAAGAATGATTGGTTTGGTAAAGATCAAATAATGACTACCGCTGCTTTGTCTATAGATCAAGAACTAAAAGATGAAGGATACGATCCTTCTGATAATGATTTTTATGAGGAAATCGACAGTAGACTACACGGTCGTTATCCTCAAAGGTTTCAGGACACTTCTACCCAAGAATCTGAAACACCTCGTTTGCAGGATACGTCATCAAATTCTGCTCAAGTAGTAGCTGGTGCATCACGCACACCTAAAACCTCTAAGGGTAATAAAGTTAAACTAACACAAGAAGACGTTCGTTTAGCTAATAAGTGGGGGATATCACTTGAACAATATGCTGCTGAGAAGCTTAAAGTTGAAAAAGCTGAAGGCGACTACACAAGCATTTTTAACTAGGCGTGGAAGGAAAAATTACAATGGCACGAGATACAAACTCACGTAGTACAAGCACAAGGGAAGCTAAACCTCGTAGGACTTTTGAAGAACCTAACTGGTTAGATATTCCACCAACTGCTATAGAACGATTCAAGAACGAAGGCATGTCTTTGCGCTGGATTCGTATGACTATTAAAGGTAATGACGATATTCAAAATATGAGTAAGCGTCAGGCAGAAGGTTGGGAAATAGTTCAATCCGAGGAAGTTCCCGAAATGTTACACTCCTCTGTCGTGAGAGAGGAAGGACGATATTCAGGAGCAGTCTGTCGTGGAGACTTGGCTTTGGCAAAAATGCCATCTGACCTAGCTGAATCCCGTCAAGAATTTTATGAGCAAAAAAGTAGGGAAGCGGTAGGCGCTGTGAACGCACAATTAATGCGTAACTCAGATTCACGTATGCCAATTTCAAATACTAGTCGCTCAAGGGTAACTACAGGAAAGCAACCCTCTTTTCAAGAGTAACTTTTCTGTTTGTCATCGTAACTTTAAAACAAGGAAAGGAATAGTGTAATGACTGATACAAAAGCACTAAACGGCCTTAGTCCTTCTCGCAAACGTGGTGGTGCATCAAACAGCACTGCTACGAATGAATATCCCATTGCAAGTGGTTTCGGAACCAACATCTTCAGTGGCGATATTGTTTGTAATGTTGCAGGAAATGTGGTCGTTTTAAGCGTTTCAACTCAGAAAGCTATAGGTGTTTTTCAGGGTTGTCAATATACCGCTAACGGTGAAATTAAGTATTCTAACTACTGGCCCAGTGGTACATCTTCTGACGATGCAGTTGCATTCGTTGTTGATGATCCACAAGCTACCTTTGTAGTTCAAGCTGATGCTTCTGTCACTGCTGGTGATATTATGTCAAAGAACTTTAGTTGTACAATAGGTGCAGGTTCTACAGTAACTGGTCGTTCAGGCTTCGGAATTGCCGCTGCTTCTCGCACGGACACTACAGGTGGTATGCTTCGTGCTATCTCTGTATTAGATGAGCCAGGAAATGATATTAGTGTTGCTGCAGATCGTGCTTTTCCAAAACTGGAAGTTCGTATCGTTCGTCACGTAGATGCTTACATCTCCGCTGACTCATCGGCTAACTAAGAAAGGGAGTAATGAAAAATGGCTATTAATCGCTCTAGTATTGCGAAAGAACTGCTCCCTGGTTTAAATGCTGTATTTGGTATTGAATACACGGATGTGGACAATGAACATGCTTCACTCTTTGATATTGAACAATCAGATCGTGCATTTGAGGAAGAAGTTCTATTTACCGGCTTTGGCACAGCACCTGTTAAAAGTGAAGGCGCTGCTGTTCAGTTTGATGATGCACAAGAAGGCTATGCTTCTCGTTACAGTCACGAGACTATAGCTCTTGCTTTTGCAGTAACTGAAGAAGCTATGGAAGATAATCTTTATGACACTTTTGCTAAACTACGTGCGCGTGGTCTTGCCCGTGCAATGGCTAACACTAAGCAAGTTAAAGCTGCTGATGTTTTCAACAACGGCTTTGCGGCAGGAAGTCCTGGTGGGGACGGACAGCCTTTCTTCAGTGCTAGTCATCCAGTAGTTGGTGGTGGTGTTCAATCCAACACTCTTGGTGCTACTGATCTTTCAGAAGCGTCTCTTGAGTCTGCGTTGATCACTATCTCGAAAGCAACAGATGATCGTGGTATTCTTATTGGTTTACAGGTTGAGTCGCTTCATGTGCCTTCGGACCTTGCCTTTACGGCAGACCAAATTTTGAATAGCACGATGTCAACGACAATTGGGGTTAACCCAACGACTGCTGCAAACGGTGCAACGAATGTCAATGACATTAACAGCGTCCGTAATCAGGGTCTAGTTCCTGGTGGCTTTTATGTAAACCGTAGGTTCCAAGATGGAAATGCTTGGTATCTGCGTACTGATTGCCCGAACGGAGCTAAAATGTTTGTACGTTCGCCTCTTCAAACTAAGATGGAACCTGATTTCGATACAGGCAATCTTAGGTTTAAAGCGCGTGAGCGTTACAGCTTTGGCTTTTCTGATTGGCGTAGCTATTATGGTGCTTCTGGTTCGTCCTAAGAGCAGCGTAAATTAGGCTAATATAGACTAAATTAAGTAAGGGTGGAGAGAAAGACATAAACTTCTTTTTCTTCACCCTTTGCTTTTGTAATTACTGGTCTTGTTATATAATACAAATAATTAAATTCTATTTATGCAAAGGAACAAAACATGGCAACTACTATTCGACAGGGATTTGTAACTGGGAGTGGGGCGGCTCTTGATACTGTGACTAGTGTCTCTCTTGCAAATACTCGTATCCGTTCCGTATTTGCTACAGGTATTGGTCAATTCCTTATTACTGGAACTTCTACTGATGCGCGAGGCACAGTTAAAGGAAACAATATTAGGTTTGTAAATACTACAGCATGTGATGCAAATGAGGTTTACTTCTCTGATTTAGGTGTTGCAATGAGAGGAAAGGTTCTAGTTTCTGCCCCAACTTCGACAGCAACAATAGCAGTGTTCTATGGTTAATTATACTTATCTGGTAAACGATATTATTCAGGCATCTGAGAATGAAGGAACAGAGTTTGTTAACTATATTCCTAATATGGTCAATCGTGCTGAAGAGCGTTTAACAAAAGACTTAGATGACTATGGTTTAGTTTCTTATACTTCTGTTGCTGTTTCCTCTGGAAATAATATCCTTACTTTACCTACAGGAACAAGAATAGTTAAGAATATTAATATTGTAAGTAACTCTACAAAAATTAATTTGTTACAAAGAACAGATGAATATATTAATGACTACTGGCCTGTAAGCGCATCGACTGATGAACCAAGATATTACGCTCCTCGTAATAATTCTACAGTTTTGATTGCGCCTACTCCTGCTTCTACTTACAGTGGACAAGTTGTACATGTTAGTCGCCCAGTAACATTAACATCCGCAACTCCTGAAAACTATTATACTGACTTTTGTTATGACCTTCTTTTTAATGCTTCTATGATAGAGGCAATGATGTTTCAAAAAGATTTTTCCCCTTCAAATCCTACAATGCAATTATTTGAACAACGATACTCACTGCTTCTAGAACTACAGCGCAATCAGGCACGTAGAACACGTAGGGATGATATGCAAAGTCCTGAAAGTCCTGTTGGCGCAGATGACAATCTAGTAGCTAATACTAATTAAAGGAGACTATAATGGCCGGTCCTATTTTTGACCCTCTTAACCCTAATGAAAGTCCTGCTACAAAGTATCAAAGAGAGTTGGATGCTAAGAATAAAAAAGGAGGAGGAAAAAGAAAGCGTAAAAAAGGTGATGGTAAAGGTGATGGTATGTCAGACGCAGAGTTTGATACAGCTTATGAACAGCAACAAGCAAACATGCCTGACTTTGATACTTTAGCAAGTAACATTTATAGTGATGCCGCTACTGAGATTGACATGAATGACGGCTCATACGGAGGATATTCTGACGGCGGTCGTGTAGGAAAAGGCAAGAATAAAAAACAAAAAGTTAAAAAAAGAAACAACTTTTCAGGCCGTGGAGCAGGTGTTGCTTTACGTGGCTTTTAATTAGAGGTTTATGAATGACTAATACAAATAATAATATATCGGGAGATGTTTTAAAAACAGTTAAGACTGCATATGATAAAGCAATCAAAGAGGGAGACAAATTTCTTCAAGGTTCGCTTGGTCCTGCCTATAAACAAATAAAGGCCGCTGCTAATTTTTTTACTCCTGACGCAAAAGAAATATATAAAGCTGGTAAGAGAGTTGTAGATAATCCTACTGTATTTAATGTAACTACTTTAGCTACTACTTTAGGTACAGAAGTTTTACCAACAGCAGCCGCCGCTGCAAAACCATTAATAAGAAAAGGAAAGCAACCTATGGCTAAATTAAAAACAATAACGGATATAGTTAAAGGAGTACCTAAACCAAAGCCTAAAGTGACGCCTAAAGTGACGCCTAAAAGGACGCCTGGACAAAGGTCAGCGAAACTAAGGACAGGTTCTACAGGTAATAAAGGTAAAGTTCCTAAAGGTGAAAGTCAATTATCTCACATGAAAAAAGACGTAGAAGCAGCAGCAGCTAAGAAAAAAGCAGCAGCAGAGAAGAGAGCAAAAGCAGCAGCAGAGAAGAGAGCAAAAGCAGCAGCAGAGAAGAGAGCAAAAGCAGCAGCAGAGAAGAGAGCAAAAGCAGCAGCAGCTAAGAAAAAAGCAACTGAAGAAACAAAAAATAATAAATCTAAAACTAAACCTTTTCCAATAGGAAAAACAGGTGCTGGTTTTGCGACAATAATAGCATTAGCTAGTCAGAAGGATAAAGATAAGAAAGTACCAGAAATAGAAGTTGGTCCTGCTCCTAAAGTAACTGCTCTTAAACCTGAAGGACCTAAAGGACCAAAAAATAAAAAAACTGACTCTACTTCTACTTCTGATTCTAAAAAAGACCCGACAGAAGGTGGACGTTTTGCTTTTTATCCTGGTGAAATATCTCGGAAAGAGGGATATGAAACAATGTACGAAGTAGACAGGAATAAAATGTCTGATGAAGTACGTGAAAGACTAGAAGAAGCAGAACTTTATGAAGGCGACTCAAAGGGTGGTCGTGTAGGAAAAGGTAAGAAGAAGAAAGTAAGTAAAGCACCTCGCGGTGTTCGTGCTGCACTCAGAGGTTTTAAACCTAATATAGGTGCTAGTAAACGAAGTAAACGTACTAGAGGTACAGGAGGCGGCTGGGTTTAGGTATGGCTAAACTTTGTGCTAAAGGAAAAGCTGCAGCAAAAAGAAAGTTTGATGTTTACCCATCAGCTTATGCTAATATGTATGCATCTGCAGTTTGTAGTGGCAAAGTAACTCCTGGTGGAAAGAAAAAGAAAAAGGCTGTTAAGAAGAAAAAGGGAGGCGGTCTTCGGAAGTGGGTAGGTGAGAAATGGGTTGACATTGGTGCGCCAAAGAAGGATGGTAAGTATCAACCTTGTGGTAGAAAATCTACTAAAGGAAGTAAAAGAAAATATCCTAAGTGTGTGCCACTTGCTAAAGCAAAAAGTATGTCAGCTTCTGAGAAGAAGTCTGCTGTTAAAAGAAAGAGAGCTAAACCTCAAGGAGTAGGTGGCAAGCCTACAATGGTAAAAACATTTAAGTCAGGGGGTGGTCAAATTAAGCCTAGAGGGTGTGGGATAGCCAAGAGAGGTTTTGGCAGAGCTATGAAAGGTAAATAGGTTATAGCATGGCAGTAAGAACAAAAAAGAAAAGTGTACGAAAAGGCACAGGCATGAAAGGAATGACTATCGGTGGTGGTCATAAACGTCCTACTAAATCTGGTGCTGGTCTAACTGCTAAAGGAGTAGCTAAATACCGCAGACAAAATCCTGGTAGTAAACTTAAA